CTCCGTATGTGTACCTCTGTCAACAACAACCGTATCACCTTCTCTTGGTACTTTGCCTAGCTCTTCCCATCCCTCCCTGTCTATGGGCAAGGCGAGACCCCTGTAAGAGGTTACTACTTCTCCCTTGTCTGAGGTGGTGTTTTTCTCATAAGCTCTGCATTCCCCTTCGTAAATGACAACATCTTCCGTTTCATCCTGCATAGGATCTTCACCAACAGCCCTCTTTATAGTGCAGTTGTGAGGAAAACGTGGATTTTCAGGTCTTATGTTTGACATTATCGGTAACGTCTTGGATTGCGAATACCACGACCTACAAAACCCCAAGACTCCTCTCCTATTACAGGCAAGTCATATTTCTCGAAAATCTTGTTAGCCATGGCAAGGTATTGTTTGAGTACACTGGCAGACATCCTTTCACCATTTTCAGTCTTCCTCCAATCTGCATCTTCTTCAGACCAACCACCGCTCTGAGTGGGAGAACCTGCCACCCAAGCATACAGCCAAGCCAAAGAAAGGTCTTTCTGCCTCTCAGTAGCCTCGTCATACGGAGTAGAAGGGTTCACTTCTGCGTCAGCACAAATAGAAAGGAGAGCCTTGTCAGGAATTGTAATATTCCTGACCTTGCCCTCCAGATAGTCTTTTATGGTGAACATTTCTGCCATAATACCTGTCACTTAGAGATTTTACTGTGGATTGTAAATCTTTACGCGGCCATAGTTACGCAGATTGCGGAACACAGGACCAGCGTACAACTCGAACTCAACAGTATTATGAATCGGGTTCTCACCCCATGTGCTCAAAACAGCAATACGTTCCTCGACAAACGAGTACATGGTGTTGCGTGCGATGCCACCGTAAGCCTGACGGTCTTTCCATATAGAGTTGGTGTTCTTGATGTTGAACATCTTCTCGCGGCTGTTGAAAGCAACGAGGTACTGAGGAGCGAATGCTGGAGCATCCTCCACAGGAACGCCGTCCTCTTCGTGAACAGACTTGAAATCAACAGGCAGGAAAGGCCAAACACCACGGTCGTGCAGGAATGCTGCAATCTCACGACGAGTAGTAACGTAGTCGTCCTGAGCGATTGACAACGTACCACCACTCAGCGATGCGAGGTAAGCTGCACGATTGGCAAGGAATGCACGGATTACTGCAGGATGGTCGAGAATCATATCCAACGTATCCTTGTTCAGCATCCAAGCGTTAACTTCACGATTCTGAGTCTGAGTGTACAAACGCTGCAACTCAATCATGTCCTTGATGACATTTGCCTTGTCGTCTGGTACAAGAACACCGCTCTCGTACTTGAACCAAGCAGGAGAAACTTCCTGGAACTGATTCTGGTCGAAGTCGAAGGTGAAGTCGTACTTCACACCGTCAACGGATGCCTCGTGAATCTCAGAAGTTGAAGCCAACTCAAAGCACATGTGTGTCAGCTCGTTATGCATACCACCGAGGATGTTCTGAGCATTGGTCAGCAGAGAATCATAAATAAGGCTCTGCATAGAAGCACCTGTGTTGTTGCGTGCATCACGAAGCAGGAACATATCGTCCTCGCCCATAGTGTAGCCGTGACCGAACTTAGGTGTTGAACCAGTGTAGAACTTCCAACCTGAGGTGTTACGCATTGGTTTCAAGCCGTGAGTTGAGAGCAGAGAAGCGCGTGCCATGATGGGTACGGTCTTTGTGCCCTGACTCCACGTCTTGCTGTCGCTGGGAGTATCCCAGTTACCAAGCATACGCCACTGAGCCTGATTGTACTTTGCGTTGGCAGTGTCCATGATGACACTGAAATTGTTCTCATCTACATAGCGACGGATGTCATACTGATTGTAGAAATTCTTAGCTCTTGTAGTTGCCATAATCTTTCCTCCTTCTTTTTACTTGCGGTTAGACCATTTAAACTGACAGCCAGCGGCAACGAGAGCAGCCTTGATAGCATCGTTGATAGCAGGCATACGACGCTCCAAAACTGGACGATCATTCTTGTAAGCACCGTCACCGTCTACTGAGATAGCGTTGGCGTCACGAACGATGTCGTAAGGAGTCAGAGCGTTAGGAATAGCCTTAATCTTCTTGCTTGTTGCGTCTACCTCAACAAGGATAGCATCAGCAGCAAGACCTTCGATGGCTGCACTGAGAGTGATTACATTGCCGTCCTTTGAGGCAATGGTGGCATACTTGGAAGCGGCCTGAGAGAGGTCACTGCCCAAAACTGCTACGGTAGCACCTTCCTTGAAGGCGGTCTGACCGAAGCCGAGGTCTGCAATCGTCACGGCTGTGCCGTCAACAGCAGAAACCTTACCTGTGATGATAGGAGTAATCACGCGGGTTGACTCGTCACAATTCACAGGAGTACCGCAAGGCAGCACGTCGCCAGGTGCGGGAAGGTCTGCGAGATTGAAGTTGAAACCGCCGACAAGCAGTTCAGGCTTCCCCTCGAACACAACCAATGCGCCACCGAATTTTGCGCTTGCCTTGACAATCTGATTAAACGTACCCTTAATCATAATGTGTTTGTTTTGTGT